GCTGATTCACCGGATCCGATCGCGCATCCAGGAGGGCATGACCCGCAACCTGGCGGACTATAAAATCTGGTACGCGCTCGATCAGGCCTGGGAGACACCCTTTCGGCAGGTCACGCCCACGCTCGTACAGCAGTTCATGGATCGCGATCCGCAGCAGGAGGACGTGTACCGGGCATTTCAGGACTGGGGACTGACGCACCTGATCGACGAGCGGGCTGACCCGAAAGGCGGAAAGCCGATTCGGAAGCTGAACCTTCCCACTTTCTTCAACGTGGTGGTCCCGCTGGTCCGTTCCTACGTGACGATCCGCTGGGCGAAGATAATGAACGATCGGCGCCTCACCCCGTTTTACAAGTACGAGCCGGTCGATCAAACCACCGTGCTCAATACCCTCTGCAAGGCGCTGACTGACCGGGTTCAGGTCATGTCCACGCAGTACGGATATTTCGATGTCACCAAGCAAGCGGTTTTGAAAATGTTGCACTACTCCTACTGCCTGCTTTTCCCCAAGGAAGAATGGCACAAGGAGGACACGCTGAAGTACGCCGACGATGTTGACGTGCTGCTCGAGCACAAGAAGGAGGACGGCACCCCGGCCAGCAATGGAGACGTGATCCGGGTCACTGAGCGTGAGGGTATCCGCTACCATATCCCGCATCCCAGCCGGACCTTTTACGACCTGGCCCACGGCCCCTACACGCTCAATTACGACTACGGTTGTGAGTACGCCGGATACTGGCGCATTGCTCGCTACCGTGAAATTTCGGGCATGGCCGGCATCTGGAACGCGGACAGGATTCCGCTGGGCACGGTGGACATGATCAGCGGCAACCGGTTATTTTTCACAACGGTCTATTCCTCCTGCACGCTGACGATCCCGATTGCCACCCCGCCCAAAAAGACACCGGACGGCCCGGTCCTGCCCGCCGAGCTTGGTATCGGGTCGGGCACGATGGACCGCGAGCGCGAGATCGCCACGCTCTACTACGGCACGGAGCACGGCGACCAGGGCGTCCTGGTAACGGAGTATTGGGAGCGCCTGATCCCGAAGGACAACGGCCTGGGCGACTACGATTGCCCGGTGTGGTTCCGCTTCCTGGTGGCCGGAGACGGCTGCACGATCCTTTACGCGGCGCCGGTGCCTTACAGCCCGGTGATTTACTACGGTTACGACGCCGACGAGAGCCGCACGAAGAACAGCAGTTTGAGCCTCGAGATCCTGCCCTTCCAGGACCATTTCTCGAACATGCTCACGCAGATCATCCTGACGTGCAAACAGAACCTCGCCAACCTGACGTTCATCGACGAGGACCAACTCCTGACCGGGGACGCGAACCAGCGGATGGGCGCCAAAGACACGATCGACCAGATCCGCAACCTCGGAGAGAACTACTACCGGTTCCTCAATATCTTCGGTTACTCGAGCAAGAAGGCCATGCGCCTGCAGGTCGGCAGCAGCCGCGGCGTTCCGGACGTCGTCCAGTCGTGGAACTTCCCGCGCGGCAACGTGGCGGAAATGAGCAACGTGCTCCGGACCATTCTCGAGATCCTCGAGCGCGTGCTGGTGATGAGCAGCCAGGAAATTGCCCAAGCGGCGAGCCACGAGCTACGGGTGGACGAAGTCCGCAACATCGCGCAGAGCACCAGCTCGCGCTTGCAGTTCACTGCGACGCCGGTGGACATCGGCCGGGACGCCCACAAGCGGCAGCTTTACATAGGCCTCATGCAGTATGGGGATGAGGATTTTTGGGTACACCTTCCCAGCGACACGCCGCTAACGCAGGATCAGCTCGCCCAGTTCGGTTTCACCGTCCACAAGAAGGAGGACCTGGTCGCCAAGGATCAGTTCCGGCGCTACAACGCGAAGAAGAAGCACTTGAGCGCCATTCCGCTTTGGTCGCTCGCGAGCACGCGCGACGGCGAGGACCGCATCGACAACACGCGCACCGCCCAGGCCATGGGGATGCTTTTGCAGCAGATGATGGCCAACCCTATCATCGCGCCGGCCATTGGAGCCGACCAGGCAATCGAATGGTGCAACCGCATCGCGCGGCTAGCCGGCATCGAGAAGGACTTCAAGCTGCGGAACGTGGCGCCCCAGGCCGACGCCGCGGCCCAGCAGCAGGCCGAGGCGCAGCGCCAGCAGGAAGCCCAGCAGCAGTTGCAGCAGGTCATTCAGATGGTGCTCAAGGAAACCGCCGGCGAGATCGAGAAGGAAATGACCCCGGTGATCGACATTGTCCAGAAGGTCAAAGACCGGGTCGATTTCAACACGCAGGAAATTGCTTTGTTGTTCAAGGCCGCAAATCTCCCATTCATAGACCCAGCGAAAGATGATTACTCTACACCCACGGGCAATGGCGCCCGAGCAGCAGCGCCAGCTACGTAAATGGTTACGCGAAGGCGCCGCCGTCCTGTTTCGGCAACACCTGCTTGACCTCGCCGCGGCCGAACTCGCGCAAGGGGCGAACCTCAGTCAGGCCGATAACGTGGCCGACGTGGAAGAATCCAAAGAATTCATGGTCCGGTATGCGCTCCACAACGCAATGGCCATCGAGTTGGAGGCCTGCAGCGCCGAGGCCTACAGTTTCCAGACCCACGAACTCAAACCAAGAACCGCAACAGTAACGGAAAATTATGCCACCCCAGATCGACATCATTCCCTCTCCTTCCCGGGTTCCGGTCAAACCCCGGACCCCCGCGCCCTCGAATGAGCCGGCGCCGACGCCCGAGCAAGTTGCCGCCGCCGGCAAGCTCATGGTTGACTCGCTTTTTGGCGAGGATCCGGCGCCTAATGCGCCCACGCCAGCAGCGCCGGCACCCGCCGACCCGCCAGCGGTACCGGCAGGAGATCCGCCGGAACCTCCGGTATCGCCAGCACCGGCGGTAGAGCCAGAGCCGTCCAGGCCCGAGACTGACCACGTCGCCCGAGCGGCCCGACTAGCGGCTGAGGCAGTGGCCGACCGGTTGCGCCCACCGGAAGCGGCGCCGGCGCCGGCTGTGCCACAGATCGAAATGACGCCGGACGATGCCGCCGACTTCAAGGTCCTGAATTACATGGCCCGGAACGACCCGAAGAAGGCGCACCTGCCCGGGGAGTTTGCGGCTTTCGTCCAGAAGGCTTACGCCTATCAGGACACCTGGCAGAACGAGAACGAGGGCGCTGAGTTCGACTGGGAGCACGCCGAGCACGCGAAATGGCACCGGGCCAACTTCCCCGCCGGGATCATCCAGGCCGAGGTTGACGAAGCGCGCGACGACATGAAGGTGGACGAGCGGGTCGAGAAGCGCCTGGCGCCCATCCGAGAGGAACAGGAGAAGCGGGAAAAGGCCGAGAGGACCGCCGCCGAATACGAACGGGTCAGACCCAAGATCAACGCCCGGGTCAATAGCCTGGTGGTGACGATGGTTGACGCGGTCGATGCGGACCTGGGCCGGATGCTCAAGGACGAGAAGGGCAACCCCGACTTGCGTACTGAAACCGGCAACGCGGTCGAGGAAGCGGACCCGCTGGCGCACGAGCTACTGAACGCCGCGGCCGCCGAAGCGATCCCGATTTGGGTCGAGTTGGAAAAGACCGGCCAGCTTACCGACTACGCGATCAACCCGGCGAAGAACGAAGTCCACGCGCTGATCCAGCAGCACATAGACCAGGCCGAAAGTCGGCTGCTGGCCGCGCCGGCCGCCGAGCAGGTTTTCAACGGGCGCCAGCTTATCCGGATTGGGGACATGATCCGGAGGAAGCAAAATATCATCCACGGGCCCGGGACCAACGAGCAGAAGAAGCAGAAGATCGACGACCTGGAAGCGGCCTACACCTGCCTGACGGTGGACGACCTCCAGGAGATCATCCGCGACGACATTGCCGCGCGGACCAAGCTGCAACTCGAGCGTTTGAACGGTGTAGCCAAGCGCAAATTCGTTCGCGGAGGCGTCGAAAGCCAACCAGCGCCCCAAAAAGTGGAACGTCAGCCCGAGCCGCAGCCTCAGCCGCAACCACAGCAAAGGCCGCAGCCACCGGCACCGCCGCCGCGTCCTCCGTCGCTTTCCAGCGGTTCGGATATGCTTACCCCAGGAAATCCTGCGGGTGGCGGTGCGAAAGGTCATGGTGACGCGGTCGCAGACGTTTTGTTTAAGTAAGACTGCTCCCAGTTGCGAACCGGCATGAAGTCGGCGCGCGGCTGAGAGCAAATGACAAACCTCAAAAAGCTGGTTGGCCTGCGGGCCCTTGAAGTATTCGGGTTGTTGCTCATGGTCTATCTGATCATGGCCGGCGCCCTTCCACCCATCGCGATCCTCCTGGGTCTGATGGTTATACCGTCGGCGTTCGACATGCGCCTGTGGCGCTCGAGCGGAATCCTCAGCGTTACCTCCACGTCGGCACGGTTCCAGGAAACACCGTGTCACGTCGTCGTGGCGAACAACTTCGACACTTCGGGCACTATCACGCGGTCCTCGATCGCGCATCTGACCCCGACTGACCTGGAGAACCTGTTCCGCCCAAACGGCCTGTTTGCGGACATGGACGCCTGGTTCCAGACGTCGTTCGAAATGCAGGCGTGCGGGACCAAGGTGAACGGCATGTATGACTGGCTGATGTCCAGCCAGAAGAACGTGGGCAGTTTGCTCAACGTCGAGAAAGTCGATCGCGGCCCGGGTCTGCTCTATCCATTCATCAAGGCGCGGCAAGACAGCGTGATCAACAAGGAGTATTGGGCGATCACCGCCGGCCAGGCCAACAGCGCATATACCGCCCTTGTAACAGGGCCTCTGACCACCGCTGACAAGGCGCTGGGCGGCGCAAACGATCGCGTCGTGAGGGTAGTTTCTCGCTACGGCATCGACATGAACGCCGGCTGGTTCCTTGACCGGGATCGGGTGTTCATTATGAGCCGAGGCGGCAATGGTGCTTCCTACCGCGGCGTGTGGAAGGTCTTGGCTTCCGAAGTGGACGCCACCCTGAGCTACGTGGACGTGCTGATCACTTCCGAGAACGCTGGTTCGACGACCCTGTTTGACGTGGCGCCCACGAGCGGCGTGCTGCTGCCGATGGGAAATAACGTGAGCGATTTCGAAAGCTGGTGCTTGAATCGGCCCACGCTGGATCCTCGCCACCGCGTTCCGTTCTGGTACCAGACCATGCGCCGAGTGCGAAAGGTGGACTCGGAATATAAGAAAGTGTTCGCGAGGCTAATGGAAAGTAACGAGTACTTCCGCCAGTTCGGCGACCTGCCGCTGGCCGAGCGCAACCGCCAAGACGAAGAAGATTTCCAGAAACGCTGGTTGATCTCCTTTTTCTTTGGCAAAGCCATTAGCGCCAACCAGACGTTGAGCAACTGGCAGTCTCTCGAGCAAATCCTCACGGTCACCGGCTCGACGGTCGATCCCGGCCTGGGCGGCAAAGTGGTTGCCTACCGCGCCAACATGATCGGCATCTACGAGCAGCTCCGGACCTGCGGACAGACCTCCGACTTGCAGAACGCCACTCTGAATTTTTACGAGTGGTTGGATGAAAATTACCGCATCTACCGCGCCCGGGACAGCCAGGGCAAACACGTCGAGAGTCTCGACTGGTTCACGGACAACGTGTACGCCGCGGACATGGAGAGCGCGGTTATCGCCTACTACCGGCGGGAATACGGGGACATCGTCCGCATCAACGTGGAGACTGGCTCGAACGAGTTCGGATTCCATTGGCGGACGTTCACGGTCAAATACCCGGCCGGCATCAAGATCAACATCGTGACGCACAAGTTTTTCGACGACATCGCCAGCGCGAATGACACCGAAAGCCAGGCGTCCACCGGACGTTTCCTGCTCTGCCTCGAGATGGGCAAGCCGGGACCGCGCGGCGGTTCGATCTATCCGGGCATGATTGCCAGCAACCGCAAGATGCGGACACTGGGCGAACTCGAGCAGCTCGCTCGAATCGACCCGACATTCGCCTGCACGATGGAGCACATCACGCAGGAAATCAGTCTGACCAGCGAAACCTGCACGGCCATTTGCGAGTGCCCTGCGAACAACCGCTGGATTGAAGGACTGGCCGAGGCGGTGCCGATTACGACCGGCAAGACCAGTAATCCGACCTACGGGAACATGTACTAATCTCCGCGAGGCGGAGGGGTGACGAGTACGGCGCCGGTGTTGGGAGACACCGGCGCCTTTTCTTTTTGTTTGCAAGCCCCGGTTTGAGGGTCTAAGACTGCGCCCATGACATGGCGATTCTTCAAGAAATGCGAACCGACAAACCTGCCGGTTATCGGCAACGGCTCAAAGGTGCAGTTTCCCACGCTTGACCACGTTTGGGGCTATCACGGCACCAACAACGGGTACGTCGCGGATGAACTTGTCCGGCTGACCAGCGAGGGGAAGTACGGCATCACCGAGATCAGCGAGGCCGAGTTT